GTCAAATAAGGTAACTGCGTGAATATAAAAATAAGGATTTCTTTCTAAATATTTATTGTTTATTATACCAACATCTATAAACCCTTTATTAAAAATATCTAATTGCTCTCTATCTAATATTTTAGTTAAATCAAAAAGACCTTCTATAATATTAAAATGAAAACTTACAATTTCATGACCGCTTTCAATTTTTATTAATCTAGAAAAATCTTTTTCATCTGATATTTTAAATGTAATCTTTTCAAGGTTTGATAACCTTTTTATAATAGATTGTAAAAAGAAAATGGAATTAGGCTTAAAGTTAGGATTAGGCAATAAGTCTTGTTCTACTGTTTTTTGTAGCTGTGCACGTAAAAATGCAGAGGTTTGTATTGCCCTTTCAAATTGATCTAATGAAACAATAAACTCTTCTAATTTATTAGATTCATTTTTACACTCCTTTTTTACTCTAGATATAATCAGATTATCAATATAATCATTCTTATATAAAGTAAATGCAATATGGGTTGGTATTTCTAATTCAAATTTATTATCAATTAACATCATCACTCATCTGTTTTTCTAATACATTTATTGCATTCTTAATTTCAGATGGGTGGTGCTTCATTGCTTCTTTAAAATCGCGTTCACCTATTTCATTAATCTTTAAATATAGATCTAATGCTTTAGGATTAGGGTCCCACGCTTTTACTTTTTTAGGTGCCTTAGTTTTAGTATAAATAAATCCAGGTACTCTATTAAATTTTGATGCAACCATTCTCCACGCTTCTGCTTGACCTACTGGATCAATCTTCAGTGCATTAAACATATTTGCTTGAATAGGAAATTTAATACTCATAAATCTATTTGTCATAAATGAATTTTTAGATTTATCATATCCTTTTAATTTTTCCCATTGCGGATCTCGACCAAACAAGACCTTTATGTAATCAAATAACTTCATTACTTTTATTATTTATACGACTGATTGATACAATTGTTTTCTAGTTTTTAGAAAATCTTTCCTTTGGATTTTTTATTAGTAATAAATGACATATCATTGTTATCATCATCTTTATCACCTTTAAAGAAACTTGCCTTAAATGCAGAGTTATCATCACCATCATACTCTGTACCTTCTACTATTTTTTTCATAGTTGATACATTAGGTAATTTTAATTCATTAATGTTTATTTTAGATTCTACTGATTTAAACATTTCATCCAAAATACCTTCTGGTATAGTATGAGAACTAAGTACCATTAGATTAACATTGGATTTAAGATTAGTTATAATCTGTTCTCTGCTCATATGTTTAGCTTTCATATGTCTAATAGTTATATTTGCTAAATCAGTAATATAACCTTCTTCATATAAATACATATGAGATAATGTACCATGCTTTTGTTTGAATTCATTTATAATAGCAGTTGCTTTACCTTCACTAATACCATATCTTCTTGATTTTCCATTTTTAGGAGTAGAGATATGCCAATAAGCAGGTGGAACATTATCACCTGAATCACCAGTTAGAACTTTACGAAAACGGAATTCCTCTGGATCTACTTCTATTACAGAAACTTTCTTTTTAGCAATTATTGATGATAATAATTTTTTAGATTGAGCTTCTGGTGTAGATGAAGATTTTAATACATCAAATATATCTTTAGAGGTTTCTTCTTCTTTGGTAGTAAGCCATTCAGAAAAACCTTGATATGTATACATTTTTTTATGAGCCGGTGAAAATAAGATTGTATGAGTACTGTTTGTTTTACTTCTGTTTACCAGTTGAACTAAATCTCTATCACCAGTAAACATAATAACTGATTTGTCATTTGCTAATGATTCAGTATTCCATGCATACATAAGATCATCTCCTTCTGCGCCATCTATTTTAGAATAGATAACACCTTGTTTAATAAGTAGCTGAGTAAATTCTTCTGTAACTTTAGAAAAGTTTTTCCAATTAATTGAACTATCTTGTTTACGATTACCTTTATATTCTGCATCTGGATAAAAATCCTTTCTCCATGACCTTGAATCAATAGTCCACACTACCTTATCTATAAGTCCTTCGAATAATCTAATCTGATATGCAAAGTCAGTTGCCAGCTTTCTCATAAAAACGATTGCGTCTTCATCAGTACCTAGCATTTCATCTTTTTTGGATTTTCTTGGTAAAACGTATAATGTTCTAAAAAGAAAATAATTACCGTCTATTACGAATGTATGCCTTCCTGTTTTTCTCATTGTATTAGTATTTAATATAATAATAACAAATTTTAGTTATTACTGAAAGTAGATTTTAATGTTTTTTCTTCGCATTCTTCTTTTGTTAGTTTATTCTTTCTTAAGTAATAATAGTTACTAACAGCTTGTCCTAATTGATAATGATTAGGAAACTTTTTTATTAATGCTTCTAGGAATTGTGATCTCATGCTCCATTTAATATTGATTGCAGTTCATAAATACATGCAAGCATTGATACCGCAGGATCTATTACTTGTTGTCTTTGTGATTGGTACTTAGCTACTGTTATAATTATTTGTGGAATAAACTGAATGTATGATTGTCTTTCTTGTTGAACAAATTCTATAAACTCTGCACCTAGAGAAGATAAAACATCATCAGATCTATTTGCATAATTTGATAACATATATTGATAATTTTTTACTGGATCTGTCCCATCTATAACTAAATCATAAATATCTCTATAAACCGAACTAAATTGTTTTATATCATCAACAGTTATTGTATCTTTACCTTGTGATTGAAAACCTTGTAACTGATTAAGCATATTTCTTAAATCAGGAAATTTTCTTTTTACTAACTCAACAGCTGCATGTTTGTCTATACCAATTTCTTCATCCTTACAGATTTTCAGAATCCTCATAATGTAACTTTTCATTATTTCAGTTTCTTCTTCTTTAGAAAAATCAAAATCAATCATTTCAAATCTTGATTGAATTGGATCTGGTACTTTATTAATATAATTACATGTTGCCACGAATCTTGCATTTGTTGCAAATTGATCCATAGTAGCTCTTAATGCTTTAAAGAATTGATCAGATACACCGTCAATCTCATCTAATATAATTACTTTTAGTTTTCCTGGCTCATCCATTATAGAACGATTAGCACAGAAGTCAGTTATTCTATTTCTTACAACATCTACAGAAGTATCGGTTGATGCATTAATATAAAGATATGGATGTTTAAAATGTTTTACTAAAACTTTAGCAGCAGATGTCTTACCTGTACCTGGACTACCGTGTAATAATAAATGTTGATAAACGCCCTTACTCAATTTCTCACCTACTCTTTTAGGTGTTATTAAATCTTCTAATGCCTTTGGGCGATATTTTTCTGTAAGTAAAATGTTTTGTATATTCCGCATGAATTGATTTATTTTTATATGGTAAAGATAGTGAGTTGTTTACACTGAAATAAATATAAAAATAGCAAACTCAATGCAAAGGAATAGAAGGTCTATTAAAAAGATTATACAAGAGCCAAGAGCTATACAGCATAATAGCAATGTTCATCGTAGGGAAATTATAAATAATCCTACTAAACCTGTATCTATACCACCTACTCATATAAACAACCCTAGGCATGTAATACCGGTACAAAATTCATCTAGTAACAAAATAACATATAATAGTATTCCTAGGAAATTTGAAGGAGAAACTATTTATTTAATTGGAGGTGGGCCATCTTTAAGAGATTTTAATTTTAATTTATTAAAAGGATCAAAAACTATTGCAATTAATAAAGCAATTCTTTTTTATCCAAATGCTGATGTTTTATTTTGGACAGATACAAGATTTTATAATTGGCATAAAAATGAAGTAGATAATTATAAAGGTTTAAAGTTTACACTTAGACCTAGTAGTCAATATACTGAAGATATTAATTTATTAAAGAAAGGCAAGCCTCATGGTTTGGAATTAGATGATCAAACACTAGCTCATGGTAATAATAGTGGATATGCTGCAATTAATCTGGCTTTTCACTTAGGAGCAAGACGTATAATTTTATTAGGATTTGATATGGGTAATCATATGGAGAATAATAAATTAATTACTCACTTCCACGATGGCTATCCTTCAAAGGCTGCACCTGATCATGTTTATAAAGATAAGTTCTTGCCTGGGTTTTCAGAATTAAAATCAGAACTTAATGATTTTAGTAATTTAAAAGGTTTAGGAATAACTGTATTAAATGCATCTCCTTATAGTAAATTAAATGTATTTCCTAAAATTACAATAGAGCAAGCTTTAAGCTTTAGATGATTTCTTTGCATAAGTCATAAACTCTCTCTGTTCTTTCTTAAGGAGGTGTTTACAGTGTTTAGTAAATTTGATAGATGTATCTATAATTCTACCGTCAACACTTCTGTTCCGTGAGTTATGGGCTTTAGTACATTTGCTGCAAACAAAATTTTCTACCTTTTTAGAATCCATTCTTGATTTAATAGGAGCTTTACAAATTCCGCAATTCCATTTAATTAAATCAGCATCTTTTTCTATTTCCTTAAGAGTAGTAAAAGTTTCTCTAAAAGGATTCCATATAGCTTTATTAACATTCTTTTCATGGCCATTCATATCCTCTACTTTAAATATAACTTCAAAAGCTTGAGTATCAGAATCTAACCATTTCATGTGGCGGTTATTTAAAAGCAATTTTTGCTTCAAAGGCGGAAGGTTTTCTAGAAGAATACCATACCGCCTTTTATACCATCCAAAGTTTATTTTACGAACTTTATACATCTTTACGTCTAATACTTCTAATAGGGTATCTTGTTTTATTTTCTGGCCATTCTACAACACCGTCCTTAAAATAATAGACATGAGATCTTTCTTCAGGCTCTACTAAATTTTCTGCTTGGAATAACCACAAATGATAATATTTTTCATAATTACTCAAATGGCAAATTTGGCTAAACCAATTAACACTGCTTAATCTACCTAAAAGATATTTAGATTTCATAAGTATAAGTAAATCTAAAACAGCATCTTGATAAAATAGCGGATCACGAAATGCAGCCTGTAAACTATTTACCCCACCACCTTGATATTCTTTTGTAGAAATATCATTAGAAGATTCATTTAGATATTTACTATCTCGCCATACAAGTTTTTGTTTTTCATTAGAAAATTCTTTTTGTAGTAATAATGCATCTTCTCTGTTATCTGTAGCTACATAAATATATTCCACTTCAGGATTTTCAGAAAGTGCTTTTTTAATAAGTTCTTTATATTTTTCAAATGCTTCCTTATTGTAATCTTTAAATAATTCAATTTTACCCCCTTCAGATAGATTATCGTCTGACTCTTCTCTTATTTTACTTACAGTATTAATATCAGTCATTCTTAAATGAATTCCTAAAACATTGTTAGAATTATTAAAATTATTCTCATAGAATAAATTTGCCTTTTCTATAAGCTCAGGTTTAAACTTTATTTGTTTAGAAGTTTTACGAGCAAGTTTCATATAGGAAGCTAAATCTTCGTAATACATAACATGAGCATTTGTATATGGTCCTTGAAAATCTTTTTGATCTTGGAATAGGATAGGGTCTTGATCAATTATATTATCAAAAAAGTTATGGTGTGATAGAGCCATAGATGAAATAGACCCACTAGTATCTGTAACCGGTCTAATAGAAAAATAAGGTTGACTTATATAAGCATCTCTCATAAGGTATTCCATTAATATCATAAAGTGAGAAAATATACCACCCCCACCAGTTCTAATAATTTGCTTCATACTTGTTTATTTTAATAGGATTTTTATTTAACAGTTACAACATGTACAATCACATGATGAACCACAGTTACATACTTTACAATCGCATTTCATATTAATAATTATTTTTACAGGTTTGGTCTTAATCTTGCAAATTTCTCAGATACAGATTCTACTAAAGGTTCTACTGATTCGCCATACTGTTTATCTGCTATTGGTTTTAATTTCTTTTTTAATAACTTTTCTTCCGTAGCAGCATTAGTTCTATCTTCAGTTGCTTGTTGTATTTTAGTTGAGATAGCATCTACTTCAGTTTGTGATGATCTACCTGTATTTTGATTATCTTGCGCTAACTTTAATTCAGCTTTAAATTTTTCTATAGTCTTAGATGCATCAGCTTGTATTTTATCTTGTGACTTAATCTTATCTTCTAATTGAGCAATCTTATTCTCAGCTTGATCATCTTTTTTCTTAGGAGCATCATCTACTTTAGTTTCTGGTTCAGATTTAGTATCTTTCTTTTTAGCAGCAGTAGATTCAAAATCCTTTATACCACCAGCTAATTCAATTGCCTTTTTATTTAATTCAGTTTGTTTTACCTTTAATTGCTTAGCTTCTTCACCAGTAGCAGACTTAAGTATAGTTTTATTAGCAGCAAGAGCAGCCTTTGCTTTTGCAAGAGATGAAACCTTTTTTAATATAGGTGATGATGCTAAAGTATCCATTCTATCACTAACACCTTTGGCAACATCTTTAAGTGCTGTATTCTTGGCAGCATTAGCCTTTGTTAATACAGCATTCTTTTCTGGATCTTTTATTGAAGATTTTTGTTTCTTTTTCTCAAAATTAACATCATTGAGAGCAACTGCTACTTTAGCCTTTACTAGCTTTTTAGCATTATTCTTAATCTTTACGTATTTAATAGGACTTTTTAATACATCCATTATTCCTTCATTTACAAATTCAGAATATGTTTTTAATTTTGCCATGATCTATTATTGTTTTTAATTGTTTTATATATTTAAGCTATAAGAACAAAAAAGCCACTCCGAAGAGTGGCTTTTTATATAAAATATTACTATTGGTTCAAATTATACAATCTGAGCACCACCAGCGAACGTAAAGTTCATTGTGTAATACATTAATTCAGGATTAAATCCAGCATCTACTAAAGCGAATCTTGATTTAACTGCAATTTTAGGAGCCATAGTTCCTTCAGCAATTGTTTCAACTGATTCAGCCATTAAGTAAGGCATAAATACAATACCAGGAGAATTACCATCACCTTTACGTCCTACACAAATTGTATAGTCATTAAAAGCTCTGTTAGGATCTACATAAATTGTTACCCCAGCAATTGCACCGATTGGATATAAAGATCCACCAGCTTGGTTAACTGTATTAGATAACGGATATGCAATAAATCCAGCTACAGATTGAAGAGCAGTTGCCATTTCTCCACCTGTTACTGCAAACGTTGCAGGTCCTCTTCTTCCTCTAGTAGCAATTAAGTTACTTGCAGCAAGAATTTTAGTATAGATTCTACGTTGTAGAGTTCCTTGTGTATTACCACCACCAGCAGTTACAGCACCTAGAACAGCAACAGTTGCAATAGCATTGTTGACGTTGTTAGGTCCTAAAGGTAGGGCAGCATTCGCGACAGGTGCAGCAGCAGCAGTAAATGCTTCTGATAAAACAGTACCTGAGACAGCTTGAGTATTAACAGCGTTTGTTACACCGTTTCTAAATATTCTGTCTAGAATGTATTTGTTGATAGATTGAGTTAACTCATTTACCAATACTGCTTCAACTTGAGCTACAGCATCAATACCGAATTGCTTCAGATCTTGAACTTGTTCTCTAGTTACACCGGCAGCTACTTGGAAAGTATCAGCGGCAACAGATTTGTTAAATAAAGTTAATCCCATTATGTTATCAACAGTTGATTCACCTACACCTCTAAGGTAAGGATCGTTACTGTTCATACTCTCAGTTGCAAAACCAGGAGCACCAGCAGCAGGGTTGTTAGTTGGTTGAAAAGCATTACCAGAAAAACCAGTAATATGATCTTCTAACGCTTTAACATGTCCTAAACCAGAACCACCGTTTGCAGCAGTTTGGAAAGTACCAGCGATTCCCATAGTTGCAGAACCTACACCACCCGTTTGGACAGCACCAGCAAAACCAGCTACAGCAGCACGAGTTGCACCAGCAGCAGGAGCAGCAGGCCATCCAGCAGCACCAGATCTAAAGAAATTACCACCAGCAACAATTGCTACGTAAATTGATTCAGCAGCACCTTCACCACCTTGGGTAAATGTATTTGCTATACCATTAAATCCAGCAGCGTTGATTGCAGCAGTTGATGATCTTACTCTAAAGATAGCTAAACCATCGATTCTAGAATAACCTACAAAAGTTAATTCGTAAGAAGCACCATTTGTTGCAACTACACCAGATGCAGTACAATAGATGATGTCATTTACTGTAAAGTTTGTTGCAGTACCTACAGCAGGAATTGCATTAACTTTAATTAGTAAAGAAGTACCTACTACGTCTTGACCTCCAGTTAGTGGAGCTCCAGTTGTTCTACCTCCACCATAAACAAAGTCTAGGTAAGTTAAAACGCCCATTGGGCCTTGCATTGGTACTACAGGAACTAAGTCTAAACCTACAGTCTGTGCTGCTACTTGCATTGCAAGTGGTAACAAAGAAAAAGGTCTGTCACCAGATCCAGTTACTTGTGCAGGGAATGCATTCATTGATCCAGGATTTCCTGGTAATGTTGCGTTACCCATACTTTGAACATTCATGTTCGGGTTAAGGTGTACAGTATTGTAAACACTTTCATTAAGGTTATGGTAATGGCAATACTTAGACATCCAAGCTAACTTAGATTTTTCAGTAATTCCAGTACTTTCCTCAATAACAGGTCCCCAAGTCTTTTGAACCTCAGCCTCATTGATTAATTGATTTGCGTACATTATTTAAAATTATTTTTCGCATTTTGTGAAACATATCTTTTATGTTTCGTTTTATAATCGCCTGAGCTCTTTTCTTCTTAGCTATTCGATTAATATTGTTTAGATTAAGTTATCTACCTAATCTGAATTTCATTTTGTTGATTAAGTCTGCAGAGAAGCTTTCATTTAATAATGGTTCAGCTTTTACAGCAGCAGATTCACCAGCAGTTTTACTTTCATTGATTGATTCTAAACTCATTTGAGTGTTTCTTAGATCTCTTGTCTGCCAGAAATTGTTAATAGCATAAGGAGTACCTAAAGAATGGAATTTAGATTCAGCAATAATTTGTTCTTTTCTATTTTCCGAAAGAGAATTCCATTTATCAGAATATTTTGATGGCATATCATTAATAAAATTAATTGCCTTTCTTTCAGTAATAAAACATGAATCCCAAACGTTTTCAGCTTGCATAGTTGACATAATAGAATCTTTGTTCATTGATTCAACTAATAAAGCTTTTTTGTTATCTTCTAAAGAATCAAATTGATTTCTTTTAGATTCTGATAGGAAATTCATAAAGTGCATTTCAGAAAGATTTTTAGTTTCTGCTTTAGAAATTAAGTTTCCTAATTTTTCACTAATAGTATCTTTATAAGATTTAGATTCCTCATGCATACACTTATCACACATTTCTTTTATTGCACCTTTGTCAGCATCAGGATATTGTTCACATACTTGTTCGTATTTCATTCCTTCTCCCATACATTTAGAAACTTCTTCCAAAGTTGGAGTATAGCCTTCTTTCATTTTACCATATTCATTAACTGTAGATTCATTAATTGCTTTAGCATTAATAGTAGTTGCATTTTCAGCAATATACTCAGAGTATTTAATAGATTTGTCTAAACCTTCTCCAAGATATTCAGAGTAAGCAATATTTTGATCTACCTTTTCAGCAACATATTCAGAATATTCAATTCCTTTTTCTAAAGCTTCTCCTAAATAATTAGAATATTGAATTCCTTTGTCTGCTTGTTCAGCAACATGTTCAGAATATTGAATAGTCTTATCTAGTTCTTCACCTAAGTAAGAAGAGTAGTTTTTAATTTTATCTACATTCTCTGCTAAGTAGTCAGAGTAAGAGATACTTTTGTCAAGGTTTTCTGATAAGTATTCAGTATAATCAGTTACCTGATTTACTTTCTCTGCAATATGCTCAGTATAATTAACTAATTTTTGAATTAGTTCATCACTGTTTGAATTTGCAGATTCCTTAACACCGTCTAATGTATTCTTTACATATTCGGTGTACTTATTGAAATCCTCAACGGTTACAAAGTTTCCTGAGTTATTTTCCATTGTTAGATCTGTTTTATTTGTTTTATTTATTTCATCTTCAGTTTCAGCCATTTCATAAATGTATAAACCTTCAGTATCTCCGAAGCCATAAGATTCATTTACTTTAGATAACTCAGCATTTTCAAATCCTGGATCAGCAACTAAATCATATGTAAAGAATTTTTTAATCTTAACTTTACCAGCCTCATCAACAGTACCAGCAGCTCTACTAGAAATATGCAATGGAATACCATCTTCTATTAATGCTTGAGCTTCTTTACCTTTTGACGTATTTAGTAATCTTATTCTTCCTAATACTTGTTTCTTTGCTTCATCGTATTTTAAATCTTCGATAACATGAGATACATTTGATAAACTAATATCAAAATCCTTAGGGTGGTCAAGTTCACCTAACAGTTTGTTAGTTTTTACCTTTTCCTGTAATTCTTTAATATGAGGAAGTACTTCAGCTTCTTCATAAATTCTATTATTTTTATTCTTTACTCCGATCTCAGTAAATACTCCTTCAAGTACAACAGAGCCATCGGCATCTTTAGTCATACTTAAATTAGACTTAGATCTTTCTAGAATTAAAAGTTTCTTATTAGACATCTTTCTAGTATTAATTTGATTTATATATTACAACTCTTAATAGTTTTTAGATATCCGCTAACGGATCATCATCTATACCATCACTTTTTTCCTCAGGCTTAAAATCCTTCTTGTTTGCTCCTAAAAGTATCTTTTCAATATCCTCTTCTTTAAAACCTTCAGTTCTAAGTTCTTCACGCTCTTTAGCTCGAGCATTTGCTTTGATATCATCACGTGTAAATCCACCATATCTCTTAATTAAGAATCCTAAATCAAAATATGGTATTTCTTCCATTTCAGCATTCATTGTGCTTAATTGAGTTTTTAGATTACCAATAAAATCAACACGTTTTGTTTGGAGTTCCATTTCCTTCATTTCTTCAAACACGTTATCCTTTATAAAATTCAATCCTAACCCAGCCTTAAATGCAATGTCATTTTTTAATTCTGGATGATTAAGACACATTTGAAGATATACAGGCTTAACTAATATTTCTTGGAATATTGATCTTAGTCTTGAAATAAACCTTCCAAACTTAATTTCATCCCTTAACATACCACTTGCTTCCATATCATATGTATTACCACCTTCTCTATCAAATCTAGAAAATGGTATTTTAGATGCAAGTTGTAATTTATCAGAAAAGTATTTTAAAGATTCAGTATCACCTAAATCTGGTCCATCACCACCAATTGTTTGAATCTCTGGTGATTCACCATCCTTTGAAGGTAACCAGTATTCTTTGTTAAACGGCATCATTGGTTTACCGTTAGTTTGTATTTCACCACTTTCAAAATTAAAATCTACAACCTCGCGGTATGAATTCATTAATGTTGATAATGATTGTTTTGCTCTAGTTTTAGATTTACCACCAACTGGGATAGTAAATTGAGTTTTAAATGAAGCATTTGACACAGCCCAGATAATTCTACTGTGTTCCATTATTCTTAATAAGTTAAATGATCTGATTAATCTTTCAACATATGATATTCTCATTGGAGAATTAACTTGTGAATATGAAAGGTATATTATTTGTGAATCCCATAACTGTCTTTCTTTTCCGCCTTCACCTTTATATTGAATCCAAACTTTTTTACCATCATCAGAATCAATACCTGGCATTAATGATATTGGATCTAATTCTTTAAATCCTATAATTTCAGTTTGTTTATCATTATAAACTATTTCAAATGCAAGATAACCATCAATCATCCATTTTCTAAAATAATTCCAAGGCTGTACTGCATCATTAAAACCAATGTAATTGTAGATATTATTATATACATCACTAATTTCTTCTTCTATAGATTCACCAATATGACCATTAAATTCAGCATAAGCCATAAAATTTGATTCATCAAATACAATAGCCTCATCTGTAATTACATCTAATATTTCTTCTATTTCATCTTGTACTGCAAATGTTCTAAGCTGATCTCTTTTTCTTGTATAATCTTGATCAAAAAATGCAATGTTTTTCTTTAATGTAGTATCTGTTAATGATAGTGCAGCAAATGCACCATACATATCATCGCTATCAGATCCCATAGGATTAAATGAATAACCCATTTGATTTTCAGTAAATCCTACTGCACGAGAATTACGAATGATCATATCATCATAAGCCATTCCTAAATTAGAAAGATCTTTAAGGATTTTTCTTACTGGATTACCTGTACTTAAAGGACCTCTTCTATCTGTAAAACCTGCCATATTGTTATTTTTTATTATTTTATATATTCTTGTAGTATAATGATTGTGCTTGGTTTATATTTCCACCAAAAAATTGATCTTCATTATTTACTGCTCCAATGTACCAATCACTATATCCTATCACATAAGGATTTTTCATTCGATCCATTCTGTACTGTCTTACACAGTATGTTAAATTGTATTTTGTACCAAGTGCTCTTTTTAAAAATTTCCACTGAAAGCTTGGAATAGGATCTTCTTTTAATGGATCTTCTTCTTTCTTACCTTCTATTTGAGTAAATAAAGTTTTTGTTAATTCAGTTAAAAATGGAATCCTAGCTTCATACGGCATATAATGTAAATTAATACCTAATTGGTGTCCATCATCAGATTCGCCTAAACCTATTACTAAAGGTTTTGTATCATAAAAGTATTCTTGTGTTGTATAATAATTAAAACAATACATCTTACCTGGTAATAAAGAACCTTTGCTTTTAGCACCCATTAATTTAATATCTTCAATTGATCTTTTGGATGCACCAGTCCTACCTTTACTTTCAGTAAGGTAAATATTAAGGTCATTTGTAAATCTATGCTCTAAAGCCATTAAAATAAATTTGATTCTTCTGTTAGTAACATTACTTTACAATTTCTTTCTTTTGCCATTTTATTTAAAGCATTAGTTTTACATAAATTTCTAACATATGATTCATATGCATATTTAAAATTTTTTAATGCCTTTGCCGTTTTTCTCTTAGGTTCTTTTGGTTTTTGCAACTGAGCCTTAGGTTTTATTTCGACTACATATTCCTGTGTAGTTCCATCTCCCTTTTTCATTTTAAAGAAAAAATCTGGATAATACTTATGCCACTTATTATCTAGTAGACTAAAGTAAGGTATTGAAAATGGTTCTGATATCCAATAAATAACATCTATATTATGATCGCACCAATGGCAAAACTTTCTTTCCCAACTACTTCTGTATATAATAGGATCTCCTCCTCTATACTTTTGAGGAAACTTTGGTTTATAATAACCTTGTTTAAATCCAGACTTAGATGTAGGCTTTACCTTTTTAATGCTCATACAATGTTATATTGTATAAATACCTTCGCTATCAGCACTACCATTAATCGAAACAGTACCATGATATTTTTTAGGATGTAATTTATTCCAACCTTTTGCAAATCCTCTTTTAGCTATTTCAGTAAAATAAGCAAATGCATTTGTACTTTTTTCTGGATTAAAATTTCTCCAATATCTATAAAGATCCATATAAGCATAAGCAATACAATCTTGCCTATCTTCTGGGTTTCTATATGTTAGCTTCATAGAACATTTGTCTGCCAATAGCATTAAGAATTCTAAGGCCTTTGGTGTAAGTTCATCCAATTCTTTAGATAATACTATCTGATCTAGGAGGTCTCTGTTGTTTAGATAATTTCTTTTTCTTGCCATTAACTTTGATTTATTTATTATTTATATACAAGAATGAACCGATTGTTTAAATTCAATCGGTTCATTCAATATATTATTATAGTTAGGCTTGTTTATTAGATACTTACAGAAAGATCAGACTTAGGAAGTACTACACCTTTACCGTTTTTAGGAATAATAACACTTAACATATCCTCATCTCCTAGAGAAGCATACTCTTCAGCACTTACTAAAACTTCTTGGCCTTTTTTTAGACCTTGTCCATTCTTTTTGATTGTTGCTTCTACGAAACCATCGTTTAAATAGTCACTCTTACTTTTTTTTTCAGAAATATAACTATCAGCTAATTCTTTTTCTTTAACTTTATGCTCTTCAGCTAAAAGATTTAAAGCTTCAGATAATTCTTCAGTTGCACCTAATTTTTTAATTGCAGCTTCTACTTCAGATTTCTTTTCTTCTAAAAAGGTAAGAGTCTCAGAAAGTTCTTTTCTTTTATTTTCAATGATAGCCTTTTCATTATTCTCTGAAATTAATTTTTCAGAAAGAATTGGAGAAATATCAAAATTAATAAATTCCATTACCACATCAACAGTTTCTGTTGCAGTATTAAACTTTATCATTTCATTTAATTGCATACCAGGATTTACCTTATTAATATAGATACCTTCATCTACATTAATCATAGTTAAAAATACATCAGAAAATTGTTGATTTTGAATTGTAGTAAAATCATCTAGTTCGCAAACTAAATCAACGCTTTCAAAGAATTTGCAAATTTTATCATTTTGCCATTGGTTTTTATAACCTGAAAAGTTAGTTGCCAATAATGTTTCTTTTAATTCGATTATACTTACATTAGATAAATTAATTTTACCCATGCTTAAAGTTCCTTCAGTAATATCATAAGTTAATGTTTTACCATTATCTCCATGTAGTGAAAGAATATCTCCACTTCTTGTAAACATTTTTAATCCTTCAGATACATCGAAGAATCTCGTATCAGTTACATTAGCTTCAACAATAGATTTTCCATTAAAAGTATAATTCTTATTATGTAATTGGAAAGTTAAACCATTTTCAGATTCTAAAACTGGAGAAAGAATTTTTACAATTTTTCCGTTTGCAGTAGATGCTACTTTTTGATCTTCAGCATTCATTTCATTTACAATTTGCTTAACATCAACTGACCAAGGATTCTTAGCAGCAATTGCAGCAAATTTAGATTTAACATCTGATTCATTTAATAAAGAAACTAAATCATTATTTAATGATTCGATTAATTTACCTTTTTTCATTGATGTTCTTTCAACAGATTCGCTAATTCTAAATTGCCATTTAGCATTGTTATAAGATTCCATTATATACTCTCTTAACTCAGAAATTGGATTTAACCAAGTTGACTGAGATAGTTTAGTATACAAGTTTCTTGCAATTTTAAATTTAAGATTAGGGTCAGTAGAATTTTCTAATT